ATATCAATTGAATTACTACAATTACCTACAGATTTAACTTGTACAGTTGTTGTATTAGGAGGAACACTTGTAGATGTGTACCCTGCTTCTAATGCATCTTTTGTTATATTCGTAGCAAATGGATTTGTGTATCCATCTGTGTTTGAATATAAATTAAAAGGTCCTACGTTACCTCCTTCTATTTCTAGTGTTAATAGTATTGTCATTTATTTTAATTTATTAATCTTATTTTAACATTCTACTGGTAATCCAACAAATTCTGTTCCACCCCATAATCTTGCATATACACCATCGCAATACCAAAATCCTCCTGGTGCAAAAAGAGTCTCTTGAGGATTTTGGTATAAACCAGTAGATATATACCAAATTGGATCATCTAGATAATAGTAAACTTCATTACCTGGATCACCATAGAGGGCACATGCCAGTGCTGCACTAGTGTTTGATACTGATAAGGTTATACCTGCTTCGGGTGGAGCAGTTGTAGTAGTTGATGTTGTTGTAGGTCTAAAATTCTGACAGTCATTACTTTCAGATTCAAATTCTTGTAAAATACTTGTATATGTACTTGTATAATTTATTGGTATAACTCTTCCATCAGTAGTTACAAGATTACCACCTAACGTCATGGTTAAAACAGGATGTATATTAGTATTTTGTACTCTACTAGGAGATTCAGAGGCTAGTGGATCACCTATTGTTCCTATATATGGAGGAGTATAATCAAAGTTAATCTGCCATGTAACAGGATCAACATTATATGTTGTAGTTTCTTGACCATAAGGTACTGAAACCCAAATATTTAAAGCCACTGAATACTTATAAATAGTATTATTATCAGTTGTTTCAAACAAAACATCCTCCCACTGTGGATCAGGTGCAGGTAGCTCACTACTATTAGCTATTAGATTAGTAGCTGTCTGAGCAGTGTAAGATAATACCTTTACAGTAGATGCTGCTGTGTTAATTATTTCACCAGGTAAAATTAATTTATAAAAATCAAATTGGGACCCTCCTGTAATAACAAGTAATTGATAAGTAACTGGATTATCATTTTCATCATAATAAGTTTGTGGCTGTGTAATACTATTCCAGATACCACAAATTAATAGTGCTGAAGCAGTAGTGGTAGTGGTAGTTGTTGAACTAGTTGATGTAGTGGTAGTACTGGTAGTGCTGGTAGTGCTGGTAGACGTTGATGTAGTGCTAGTAGTTGTACTTACAGGAAGTATTGTATCATTTGGACATATATCACTAAGTGATTGAAGTTTGATATTTGTTGTACCTGCAGCAACAACAGCTGGATAACCATCTAATAATTGTTGTCTTGTGATATTTGTAGCAAATGCTGATGTATATCCATCTGCATCTGAATACAGATTGAATGGTCCTGTATTTACTCCTGCTACTGATAAGTCTATTAGTATTGTCATTTTATTTGGTTTTTATTATTATAATCCATATCTTCCTTTTGTTGCGTTAAAGTTTGCTAATACTTCTGTTGGTGTTAGCACTTTATTATATGCTTGTGCTTGAGAAATTTTACCATTGAAAAAATCCTCATAATTTCCAGATATGGTTGGATTTGCCCCTATTAGTAACGGTAGATTAGTTGTAGAAACAGTTCCTGTTGCTGAAACACTTTGTATTAAATTTCCATTTCTGTAAAATAAAACATTACTTCCATTAAAAGTTACCGATATATTAAACCATGAAGATGTATTATAATTTGACATATCCTCTCCAGCTTTTCTATAACTTCCGTTTATCCAGTATTGGGTTTCTAATCTATTACTACCAGAATTAGCAAGTATTCCATAACCTCCACTTTCATTATTGGAAATTATTGCTTGAGCACCCAATAATGAATTAAATTTTACCCATACATTAATTGTGAAGTTATTTGTAAATTTTAAATAAGAAGCATTACCACAATTTACATATTGATTCACACCATCAAAGACTATACTTCCATCATTTGCTGAATCAAAAGTTGCTCCATTTACTAATGTTCCATTATTGTTGTTACCACTTAAATCTGTCCATATAGTTCCTGTTCCTGGATATGATAATGGATTTCCTGCGTCTAGAGTTAATGCATTTTCATTTCCTCCGTCTTGTATTATCCAGTTATTTGGAATTGCTAATAATGTATCTCTACCTGGTTTACCAGCTTGTGAATACTTAGCTGTTCCAAAACTTATGTTTGTTGAAAGTGGTGATGATATGTTTGGTTTAACACCATTTACTATCCATCCGTTGTATATTGCATCTAGGTTAGTTGATGAGAATGGTGAAGCACCAGTTACAGGTGTCTTAGTATCCATGAATCCACTAAAATTAGTTACATTACTTACATTCCAAGATCCAATATTTTGATTAAAGGCAGTAGCACCACTAAACATTAACTGCATACTAGTTACTCTAGATGTATTCCAAGAACCTATAGGTTGGTTAAAGGCTGTAGCCCTGCTAAACATCTGCCACATATTAATGCTTCCAGTTGATTTAAGTATCCAAGATCCAATAGAAGAACTTCCTCCATTATTAAATCTACTAGCTGTACCAGTGTTTGCACCTCTAAACATAAAACCAAAATTAGCACAATTACTTACATTAAATCCACCTATATCACAGTTAAATGCTGTTGCAGTATCAAACATTTGACCCATGTCTCCTACATTGATAGTATTCCATGCTAATGTACTAGCAACTCCTGGTAACTCTCCGTTGTTAAATGCTGAGGCACTAGCAAACATTTGCAGCATAGTAGTAACATTTGATAATGTAGAACCCACTCTTTCCCAATCAGATAAAGATTTATTAAATGCGCCAGCGTTAGAAAACATACCAGCCATATTGTTTACTCTAGATACGTTCCAACTACTAATGTCTTGGTTAAATATAGAAGTGGTACTAACAGCACTAAACATTTCTTGCATAGTAGTTACTCTAGATGTATTCCAAGCACCAACAGGTTGGTTAAAACTACGAGCACGATAAAACATTTGAGCCATATCAATATCTCCTGTTGCTTTTAAAATCCAGGTATTTATAGATGCATTTCCTCCATTATTAAATGTAGCAGCTTCTCTAAACATATTATTAAATGTTGTTACATTACGCACATCCCAACTTCCTATATTACAATTAAACCTTGGATTAACACTAAACATACTAGCCATATCAGTCACCTTACCTGTATTCCATACTAATGTGTCAGCAACTCCTGGTGAAAGTCCATTATTAAATAATGAATATGTAAACATGCTGTTCATGTTAATAACTTCAGAAGTGTTCCAACTATTTAATGGTTGATTAAAAGAACCAGTACTACTAAACATAGAAGACATATTTACATTAGCACTAGGTGTAGATGTAGTATTTATATCCCAATTATCTATATCAGAACTTCCATTATTGTTAAATCCAGAACCTTGAAACATTTGTGAGAAATTAGTCACCTTTATTACATCCCAGTTACCTATATTTTGATTGAATGCAAAAGCATTTTGGAACATAGCTACCATATCAATTACATTACCTATTGTAGACACATTCCCTACTGTACTTCTTTCCCAATTAGATAATGGTTGATTAAATGCATTAGCACTGTTGAACATATTACGCATACTATTCACCTTGCTTACACTCCAACTACTAATATCTCTGTTGAAAGCAATAGCACTCCTAAACATACCAGTCATAGCAACTGATGTCACACTTCCTCCTATGTCCCAATTATTTATTTTAGATTTTGTAACATCAGTTTCATCTCCATTATTAAATTTAGATGCTCCATTAAACATGTCTGCAAATGTTCCTACATTACTAACATCCCATGGTATTGTTCCTTTTCCTAGGTTAGAGTTGAATGCAGAAGCACCTTGGAACATAGAAGTCATTGATACTGATGATGCATCGGTATTTATAGTCCAAGGTAATTGATTAGCTACTCCAACTCCAGATGCAAATCCATTATTGAAATTAGATGCTCCTCGGAACATATATTCCATATTTGTTACTTTTGCTAATGTAGAAGTATCAGGTGATGATACTCTTTCCCAGTTACTAAGATTTTGATTAAATGATGTTGCATAGTCAAACATCTGTAACATATTAGTCACCTTACTTACGTCCCATCCACTAATGTCTTGATTAAAATTACTTGGTAAGTTAAATGAACCAAACATATTGGACATATTAGTAACTGCTGATGTATTCCAATTTCCAATATTGCTATTGAATAATCGACAATAAGCAAACATACCAGCCATACTAGTAACTGAACTTGTATTCCATTCATTTATTCTACCAACAGTGGTTAGTAATGAACATGCATTAAAAGTATTTGATAAATCAGTCACTCCAGTTAAATTAGGAATATCTGTTATCCCAGACATAGTTACATTATTACAAGAATTAAAAGAACTTGCCCCCATTCTTAATTTACCCCAACTAGATATAGATTTTATTTTTAGTCTATCATTAAGATTGCTATTAGGAGGGTTTCCGAAACCAAAACCAAAATCATCCCCTAATATTCTTACTGCATATTCTCCTGGTGTTATATATGTATGTAATCTATTTTGAATTATATTACCACTATTTATATTAGTGTAACTATTATCACCCCAATCTATCCATATTGATTTTCCAGCGGCAATACTTATTGGTAGTTGTATTTGATTAGAAGCTGATGCACTTTGTCTTATACTCAATCTTATATTTCCAGTAAAATTATTATCTGGAGCAATTGATAATGCAGCTGAACTTATTGTTGTTAATGCTATAATAACATTAGTTCCAGCAGTTAATGGGGCAGTAGATACCCCTCCAAAATTAATTACAACTGAACCTGTTCCTGTAATTGTATACTGCATTTGATAACGTTGTACTGTAATAGGTACTAAATTAAATAGTAATAAAGCTGTACTTCCTGGGGTATGAGTATATCCTCCTGTTAATAAAGTTGTTCCACCAGGTGCAAGTGCCCAATTAGTTAATGGCGCAGTTGCTGTTAAATAAGTAGTTAGTTCATTTCCTAAAGCACTAACAACATCTGTCTTCCAAACAGATTGAAAGGGAGTTGCTTTTTTTGTTCCGTATATTTGGAATGCTAAGTTATTCATAATTATAGGTTTCCTGTTGCTATGAATGTGTTTGCTGCTATCATTCTCTTTAATGTAAAACTTGATTTCGGTGCTAATACATTGCTTCCAGTAGGATTTGTTGCATTGTTTAATGTAATTCCTGCCACTGCAGGTACTGTTAGTGTCACATTAGCTAATGTTACAAATGTACATTCAAATCCAGGATCAAGTCCTAATGGGATTTCTAATGAAGCAGATGCTGTGAATATAATTATACCTCCACTATTTACATTTGTTATTGAGTATGATAATGCTGTTTCAACTACAAGTCTATTGTTTGCTGCTGCTACAACAAATTCTGTTGTAGCAAGTGTTGTGTTGTTTGTTCCTACAGCTTGTGTTACTCCTATAGTTCCAATAGGAAGTGATGGTGTTCCAGTAAATACTTGTGAGTTTACATTTGCTTTACCACTAAATGTATTAAAGTCTCCTGAAGATAAGTATCCATCAACACTTGCTGTAGCTTGAGCTATACCTATTGTTCCACTTGTTGTTATGGTTCCACCTGTAAGTGGAGCACTTGCAACTATAGGTGTAAGACTACCTGCAGGTCCTTGAGCACCAGTAGGACCTTGCGCTCCTGTAGGACCTTGAGCTCCTTGAGAAGCTAACAGTGCCCAATGTGTTGTGTCTAAATCTGGAGCTGTAGTTCCTGAAGTTGCTAGTATACAGAACCAAGAAGCTCCATCATATCCTACAGCATCATCTGCAACATAAGATGTTCCAGATACCCATGCTCCTTGCCATTCTAATCCAGCAGGTCCAACAGGTCCTAATGGTCCTGGAGGTCCTTGAACCCCTTGAGGTCCTTGAGATCCTGTACCACCTCCACCACCTGAGTTGTATGCTACATTAGTTAAATGTCCTAATTGTTTAGAAATAAATGATAAAAGATTTTCTTCTGTTCCCCATCCTATTTGTTTACTTGGTGTTGCCATTTTTTTATATTTTATATAATTAAACTACAGTGGTTGTAGTGGTTGTTGTAATAGTATTCCTACCTATAACTTTTGTTAATTGTTCTATCTGTTTAGAAATATTAGAAAGCAATTTAACTTTCTGACTTTGACCTATTTGTTGTGAACTTGCTCTCATTTTTTAAATTTTATGTAATAAAATATATTATTATTATTGTATACAAATTTAACTATTATAAATTAGTTTACAGTGTGTTGCAATTAATTAAAGTTTATAATATAGCTATTTAATTATATACTCTTATTTCTATTGAAGTATTTTCTAAATTACCATTTACACCGCCAATACTATTTTGTGTAGTTATAGTTATTTGACTACCATTATTAGCATTATTCACACTTGTTACAAGTCCATAGCCACCCCCAAATCCTTGACTTGAAATAAATACAGCGGTTTTATTAACAGTAAAATTACCAATTGATAGTGCTGTATAAACTCCAATATTATTATACGACCAAACAATATTTCCAATAGTATTTTCTAATACAGTGGCAACTGGAGCTTCTGCATCTATTTGTGTTAGTAAAGCAGTATACACTTTATATGGTGCTATAGGTATTTCTTTGTATAATTCCCATACAGCAGCACCCTCTGTCGCATCTGTGCAAATATAATTAGTTAAATCATCTAAAGTCCAAATACTGCCTATCTTATATCTTCGTGTAACATCAGAATCAATATCAGGTATAACATTAAAACAATTAGTTGAATTTCTTATAAATCCGTTAGCATCAAAAACGTGTCTAAAACCAGCTTGCCACATATCTTCGTAACCTACTCCGCATATTCTTGAAACACCACCAGCAGCTCCAAAATCATATCTTCCCTTTTGTATATAAGAACCATTTTCTAAGTATAGTGAGTCTGCATCATTTAAATATATATTTGTACCTCCAGTATTATTACCTAATACAAGAGTTTCGGCTAATGTTTGTGTATTACCTGGTAAATCACCTATAGGTAACACTGTACCATTATCCAATAAAATATTATCACCATCTCCACCAATTTTTACAAATGAATCTGCAATTATTGGTAGAGTGGTGTAATTACCTACCTCTGTTACTTTCTGTAATGTAGGAACAGCATAGATAGCATCTAGCTTTTCTATAACTGATGTTAATACATTGTAAGTATTAATTCCTGAATTTGGAAGATTGGGACCAGCATAGTAAACATCATCTGTAGAGATACAAGGATCACTACAGTCGCAAGCTTTTCTTTGTGGAGTAGGTGGGTAAGATGACATATTTATGGTCTATATTGAATATAATAAAGTGCAAATCCTGGTTGAACATTTGGATGGAATTCACTCTGTCCTGCATTAGCTATTGTCAATGAAGTAGTGACAGTTATTCCTGTAGGTTGTGCAGAAGTACTTGCATTATAAAACTTATTTTCCTGGTTTCCAGTAACATCTACTCCTCCTCCTTCATCTAAATCCTCATCATCTGTTGAAGGTAGGACTACAATATGTGAATGTCCTGGATCATAAAGTTCTGAATTTGCATAAGAACCAACATGATTGTGTACAGGAATTTGTGGTAATTCTAATCTTATTCTATTAGTTCCTGGTGTAGTGTTGTAAGTGTAAACAGGATTATCATCAACTCCAGGATTTGTTTGTGCTGGAAAAGGATTAGTACTTGGTGTATTTGTAGCTCCTACAGGAACTCTTCCTCTTAAATCTGGTGTACCATTTTGTCCATTACACATAAACACTCTAGCCCAATATCCTGTACCCACTCCTCCACTATCAAATGTATCATTTACAGTGGGGTATCCATTAGTAGGACCATAATAAGGAACAACAGCAAAAGGAAGCATTTTATCACTAGCTAATGTTACTACTGGAGTGTTACTAGTACATTGTGCAAGTAATGTACAAAATTCAGATTTTGTTACAAATAGTGGTAATTGATCTACTATTGTATCTACAGAAGAATTAGTAGTACAAACTTTTGCTATTATAGCTTGTACAATATTATGTGTATCAGAAGAACTTGTAACTCCTGTTAAACAAGGTCCAGTTACAGGATCTACTGGTATTGTATAAGGACTATTTAAATCACTAATATCAGAGACTACAACATCAAGTTGTGCTTGTATATCACATGAAGCTAGTATAAGAGCTTCTAATACATCTGTTAATACTATTTCTCCTTCTGAAGGAAGATAGTTCTGCACTAGCGCACATACATCTATACCACTAAGATCTATTGTTGTTCCAGAACCATTTAATGCAGAGATGAGAAATGTAATTAAAGATTGTTCAACTACTAATAAAGAATCATTAGTATGAATTCCTAATGAAGGAACATCAGTTCCTGTATATACGACACACTGATCTGAAATAGTTTCTGTGCATCCATTAAAGCAATTTGTACAAGACATATTATATTTATTTTATATTATTATATTTAACATTGTTGATCGATATGTGTTCTATAAAAAACATAATCAGCTAAAAGTGAATCGTCTACAGCATCTCTAACTGCAATATATATATTACTTGTATATATATTACCTATTCCTGATGTATACCTATATGCTGATATTCCAAATCTATATTTTTTAGTAATTCCAGCATTTACTACATTATCTGAAAGATTTGAATATATGTTAGTAACACCTGCTTCTACAGGTAATCCAGCAAGATATACAGCTCCTCCTCCTGGTGCAAACGAAGATGTAATATTTACATAAGCATTTACATCAGGTCTAACTGTAACTAATACAGACCCATCGCATTGTGGTGAAGGTGAAATATCAATACTAGCTCTTAAAGTTGGTGGTGCTGTAGTAGTTGTAGTTGTTGTTGAACTAGTTGATGTTGTTGTAGATGTACTAGTAGATGTACTAGTAGATGTGCTAGTACTTGTTGTTGTAATCTCTCCTGTATAACCAGCTAAATCACATTCAACATCACGTAATGTTATATCAACAGAACTAATACAATTTTCTTTAGATGTAATTCTAACTACAGTTGCATAATCAGGAACATCTGTTGAATAGCCTGCTATTAATAAAGCTCTAGATACATTTTCTTCAAAAGGTTCAGAGTATCCATTTAAATTAGAATAAAGATCAAATGGACCTGAATCTACTCCTGCTGTTGTTAATTTTAAGAATACTATCATTTGGTTTTAATTTATATTATTATTAAAAATACCTGGTAGGACGAGCAGCATAGCTGTAGTACTTAAAGTCGTAGAACGTTCCAAGATATGGACCCTGAGCCCACGCATATACAGAAGTGCCCTCACGAGAACTCCAATAGACAGAATTCCAAACGCCTCCAATTACAGTACTGTTTAACAAAATTTTAATTAACTCATTTTCACTTGGTAAAAACCAATCATTATAAGTAACTCCTCCAACTGTTACTGAATAATCTCCACAAAGTCTAGCTGCAATACCAGCAGTAGGACAACCAGCCATTATGTCAATAGTGTTTTGATTTCCTGTTCCTATTGCAAATCCATCAGCTCCTGAAATTGTAGTTCCAGAACATCCCCATGGTCCGCCACCTGAAATATCTGATGTTGCTACAACAAGTCCTTTTTGTACATTTGCATCATAACCAGGATCTCCTGGTTCTAAAATATATGCAATAAACCCACCCAATGCCTCGTCACCTACTGCATAAGTTAATACAGTGGTTGTAGTGGTGGTGGTAGATGTACTAGTAGATGTGCTAGTTGTTGTGCTAGTTGTAGCATCCACTGTTAGTAGTATAAAATTACTACATAACTCATTAACAGATCTCACTTCAATACTTGTTGTACCATCAGGAACAACTGTAGATGTATATCCTGATAATAAAACACTTTTTTCTATTAATTCTGCAAATGGATACTCGTACAAATCAACATTTGAATATAAATTAAATGGGCCTGTGTCTATATCAGCTACTGTTAATGTTATTAATAATGTCATTTTGTTTGATTTTATACAATTATAATACCACTGCCTGTAAACGCACAGTTCACTGTTGTAGTTGTTGTTGTTGTAGGTGCAACATATATACAAGTACTTTTACAGTTTAATGTTAATCTTATCACCTTACTTACAATCTTGTCCATGCATACATCACTTAAATAATCAGGGTTGCATTGTTTGTATGTAAGGATTCTTTTATACGCCAAAAGTTGAATCATTGCTCCAGCAGGAACAACTTGATTCAACATAAATACAACATTGTTGTATAGACCATTAGCATATTCTGCTAACTTACAATCTATCTTTTTTAATAAATCAGGAATGTTTGCACACTCAGGACAATTAGTTAATCTAGGTGTTAACATATTTATTATTTTTTAGCTGCGCATGTAGCACATAGTCCATTTGTTAATTGACATCCACATCCTACATTAGCTTGACATTGAGTACATTGTGCCATGATTAGTTGAAATTAATTTGGTAGTTGTTACCTGAACAACCACAGTTAGATTTTAAAAAAGTATTTAACATATTATCTGCTTGATTATACAATCTATTTGCTTCATACTCTGCACAGTTATTACCTGCAGCAATTGATCCTTGTATAAAGAAGTTGATTGCATTTAATGTAACGGTAGATTGTGTTTTAATTGCTCTATCACATTCCATTAAATCTAATTGAAGAAAAGCTCTGTCAAACTTCTCTTGTATTTTCTCTGTACGCATTATTGTTCTTTCTACATAATTTAAATATGCAGGTGCTACAGTGTATAGTAATCTATATATTCCATCAGGTAGAGGTTGTTCGCTACCCACTTCAGTAATCCCAAGATTTGCAGTGGTGTATAAATTAAATGCATTTACATCAAATGGTAATGTTACAGGATTAAATCCAGGAACAGTTATTTTTATAGATGGACTACTAATAGGTGGTGAATCAGGATAGGTTGAAGCATCCATCACTCCAAGTGAAAATACATTATATGTAGGTATTACAAGTATATCTAATTTTAAATCTGCCATGAGTTTGTGTTTGAAGGTTAATAAAAAGGGGAGAGAGTGTTTTACTCATCTCCCCTTGATACTAGGAATTTATTATTATCTACTTATCCTTAAGGAATGTTAGTAGATGAAGTGGTTGTTGTTGAAGGCGCAGCAGTTGATGTAGTAGTGGTTGTGATTACACAATCATTATCATCTGTAACAGGTCCTAAAGCAGCTACTAAGATATCCTCAAAGTCTTGAGTAAGATCAGAACCACCTTGAGGGATAGCAATGATTACTGTAGAATCTTCTTGGATATAATCACCCCATTGGTAAGCAGACTTATCATATTCATTGAATTTGATATAGTAGCTATTGTAAGTTTTACCAGCAGAAACATAAGACTCAAAGTTCTCATTGTAACCATTCATTCTGTAAAGGTGTTTCAAGTAACCTGCTTGGTAGCTATAGAAGTTTTTCTCCAATTGGATAAATTCTGCAGCTTGTCCTGAAGCATAAGAAGAACGTTGAGTGATAACAGCATCAGCAACAATGTTACAAGAATCAGCAACAATAAAGTCAGCAGTAGTAGCTGGACCAGCATATACAAAAGTTCTGAAAGTCATTCTGTCATATTCAAAAGGGAACGCAGCAATATCACATGGTTGTCCATATGCAGTTAAAGGTTTTCCTGAAATACGTAGAATAGTTCCACCTACATTTTCAAATGTGTAGAAGTTGTTTAAGCTAATGTTGTCAGGATTGATACCAGGAGCTTGTGCAGTTAATTTTGCAATCAACTGATTGATCAATTCGTTAGGATCAATGTTAGTACATGGATCATCACCACAATCACAACAAGGTGCTTGAATAGTTACTGAACGTGTAAATCCGTTGAAATAAAGAGTTCTAAGGTAAGAACTATCAGCACGAAGTGTAAGTGTGATTACATCACCACATTGTGCAGTAAAGTTAGTTACATCAGTAATTTGGTTTGCCGCAGTTGGACATCCTGTTACTTTGTACCATTCTGTTACATTAGAATTAGACGTAGGTCTAATTGTTTGAACATTACCTGTTAAAGCAATAGTAGGAGTTGTACCAATCTTATCAGATCTTTTAGATGCTTGAAGATAAGTGTTTTGTCTACCTTGTGCAACGTAGAAGTAAGGAGTAGAAGCAACAGTAAGAGCAGTAGCTGCTGCATAATTGCTTTTAAAAATACCTACAATACCTGGGTCAAGGTCTTGAGTTGAGCCAGAGCTAGGGACAAGTTCTTGCCCTACTGGAACCACAAATAATGTGGTTAATGAAAAATCAGCCATTGTTTATTTATTTAAATTAATAGTTTATTCGTTTGTTTGTATTCTGAACTGTGCACTTTGTACTGCAGCAGAGTTTTCAGTATACATTGCTAAATTCTGAAC